CCCCGATATGGTCGTCACATTCGCAATGGCCCCACCGGGGCCGGTGATCGTCGTACCAAATGCCGCCTTACCAGGCATCGTTCACCCCTTTCTGCCGCTCAGGCAATGATGAGTCGGCTCCACCAGAGCGTATATTCCAGTTCCACATGCCATACCCCCGCCTCCGGCACCGAGAGATCCCGCTGGATCTCCGGCAGCGCCACCCCGCTTGCCCAGGCATCCATCGCCCCTCGCACATCCTCGGCCAGCCCCTCGGCATCGTCGGCATCCTCGGCGTAACAACTGATCTGATAGTGCGGGTGCTCCAGCCTGGCGTCCCCGTCATGGGCGTACTCAAAGCCCCCATCGATCCGCACGTACACGATGGCCGGCAGCGTGAACGGTTTCGGCAGCCTGCCTCGATACACCCGGGGCGCCCCCGGCCCGCCCACCGCCGCAATCCCCGAGAGGGCGTTGTACACCGCCGAGCCCAGCGTGCTCATGCCTCCCCTTCCTGCAGCAACGCCTTGAGCACCGTCACGAGCTCGCGCTTCATTGCCGCAAGCTTTTTGTCCCAGGCCGGGCGCAGATACGGGTGCGCCGGGATTACGACCACCCGCCCGATCGGATTCCCCCAGGCCTTGGCCGTTTCCGCGGGGATCACCGCCCCGAACTCCTGATACGGCCCGTATTCCACGTCCGTCCCCACCGCCCCCTCGACGTATCTCTCCTCTTCCTTGACGATCTTACTGTGGATGCTCTCCGCCAGCGTCGGCGTGCGTTTGGGCGCCAGTCGCGCCGCCTCGTTCTGCACCAGGTTCAGTGCCGCCAGCACCGCCGTGGAGAGCGTCTCCCGCCGGGCGTTGCGGTCCAGCCGGTCAAAGGCCCGCTTCATATCTGCCAGCCCCACCATCTCCGCCCGCACCCTGTCCGTCATGCCACGCGCCTCACCTGCAGCCGAGTCATCACCCCGGAGCCGTCGCCGGCCACTGCCTGGATCTCGTAGGCCCTCGCCCCGATTACGGCTCGCATGTGCGGCGCGATTCCCTCGTACCGCCCTGCCAGCGTGATCACCTCCGTGGCCTCCGCATACGTCAACCCGTCTTCATGTACGGTACGTCCCGTCACCGGCGATACGCGACAGGGGATGTCGCTGCACCCCGCCACCGTGTTCCACGGCGCCGGCGATATGCTGCCTTCGGTGTTGGTGTTGCTCGCCAATTGGATCGTGCAACGCTCCGGGAAGGCCGCCGCCAGCGCCGTCAGCAGCCGCGGGTGCGCCGGCCAGTTGGTCGCCATTACCCTCTCAGCCCTTCGTTAATCAACCGCTCGCGTAGCCCAAAGTCCGTCACCACCATCTCGGCCCAGTCAAAGTACCCGCTGGCCTTCCCGATCGCTTCCTCGGCCTGGGCCCGCAGGATCGCTGCCCGCTTCAGGAGTGCCTCGGCCACCGCCCGCCCGTCCGTCTGGACGTCGAGCAGCCGCATCACCTTGAGCACCAACGCCTGGTCCGCCGCGATCGTCTCCAGCGCCAGCGCCGCGGCAGAGCGCACGTCGCCCTCCAATGCCAGGAAGGCGCCGATCTCACAGTCGTCGAATACCGGCGCATCGATGTCCCGATCCGGGATCAGTAGCCTCACGCGGCCTACGTCGGTCGCCAGGTCATAGGTACTCGTCACGGCTTTCTACCTCACTTACGGCCTGCCGGCCGGCTATCCTTCCGGCAGGCCATGATTCACGGATCAGGATCAGGGCGCCTGGTGAGCGTAGGCATATCGCGGATCGAGCGGCGATCCGCCGATGCACAGCCGCACGCGCATCATGATGTTGTCCGTGTCGAAATCCCCGCCGAACGGATCCATCAACTGCCCGCCCAGCGTCACCTTGTTCGACGCCTTCATGCAGATCTCCGGCGCCTCGTGCCCGCGGAGATAGTCCACCTGGCCCCAGCGGCCCTCGGAGGCGTCTGCGAACAGGTACCAGGTCGTATCGGCCGTGGCCGAGGCGTCCACCACGGGCAGCATCGGGTCCACATGCAGCTGCAGGCCCATCTGTGCCACCACGTTGGTCGTGGGCAAGGGCACATACGTTGGGACAGCGGCGTTAGCGCCACCGGTCGTGTCTACCTGCTGCACGAATGCACTGGTCAGAATCGCCCTGGCCGCGAACTCGAGCTGCGGGGGCACCACCAGATGCGCCGCACGGATGCCCAGCGGCCGCCCCTGCACATCGGTCTGCGTGGCCATCAGCTGCATCGTGATCTGCAGGTTGCCGATGGTCAGCGGCAGCACGCCGAGGTTGGTCACGTTCTGGCCGTCCGCCGCGTCCACGATCGGCGCTCCGAAAAGCAGCGGGTTGGGGCCCGCGGCTGCCGCATAGATCGAGGTGGCCACCCACGCCTCGGTGAACAGGGCCGCGTTGGAGAAACGGCGAGCGTTGTCGTCAAACGCACCCATCGAGTCGTTGATGATCGCCTCCCAGGACACATCAAACATCCGCCCGCGCTTGAACAGCTGCCGGTTGTAGCTGCCCTCGGTCATCGGGGTGGAGGGATACTCCTCCTTCTCCCGCACCAGCCCAAGCAGCTGTTGGTTGCCCTGGAACTTGTGCGCCGTCGCCACGCGGAAATCGCGCAGTGTGCCGGTGGGCACAAAGCTCCGCCAGGGCGAAGGCGCCCCGCGGTACAGCGCCAGCATCTGCCGGTCCAGCACGCCCCCCAGGAGAACCGGAAAGTCGGAGGTCGTGATCGCCTCCTGCAGGAGATACGCGTGCCGGTGCGCCGGCATCCTGGCCGCATTCGTGATCAGGTCCAGCGTGCGCGCCAGCGCCGCCTCGTTGGGCCCACCCTCTGAAACGGGCCGGTACCCGTCCCAGTTCTCCATTACCGTCATGAACTCGCTCATCGTTGCTCTCCTTGGCGCACCAGCGCCCCCTTGGTTTGTTACTAGGCTACTCGGATGCCCAGCACGTACACGATACCGGCGCCCACATCGTTGCCGCCATCGTCGTCCGTGGTGGTCACGCGCAGCGTGCCGCCGGCCGCGATCTCATGGTTCGCATCATTGATCGCTGCCGCCCGCACCAGTGCCGTATCCGCCCCGGACCACGTCATGGCATCGCTGATCGCGTTGGCGCCGGCGAGCACCTGAATCGTGTCGTTGGCCTCGCCCGCGCCCCCCGTATGCACGGCCCACACATCGACCACCCGCGTCTTGTGCGTGAGCACCACGTCCGTGTTGCCTGCCGCCCCGCCGGCGATGTTGATCCGATGCAATACCGGGATCCCACCGATCACATTGGCGTTGGCCACGTTGGCCATCACCGTGCCCTCAAGCGTGTTCGCCGGCACCTGAGAAATCCCCGAGGCCTCGCTCACGAACACGTCGATCGTCGCCAATCCGCCGACGCCATTGGCTTCCAGCGCGTAGCCGTAGAACAGCGCCGTCGCCACCACCCCCAGCCGCAGCGTTGGGTCCGCGTTCGCCGTGTAGTAGATCGGCGTGCCCACCGCCGTGATGCCCGTCACCGGGAGCGCAAACACTCCCTTGAACGCGACCGTCGCGCCGCCTGCCACGTCGCGGGCAGTGAGTGCCACGCCGCAGCGCGAGCCCACCGCCACCGGCGATCCGCTCACGCTGCCCGCCTCAACCGGCAGATACAGCTTCTGACCCGCTTCGTACACCTTGTTGTTCGCCATGCCCGTTACCCCTTTTGCCCCACCCAGGGGCCGTGATTACCTATCCCCGCCCGTTCGCCGCGGTCTCCGCCTGCTCGGGCGTCAGGCCCGCCCGCACAAACGCCTCTTTCAGCGCCGTGCGCGCGACGTCGCCCGCGCTTGCGCCCGCTCCCATACCCGTGATCTTCCCCGTGTCCCTGGCAGTGCCAGGCGTCGTCGCCAGCGCCTCGGTCAGATACGCGCGCTCCGCCTCCGCCGCCTCCTGCACCCGCTCGCGGTAGGCCACTTCGTTCAGCGAGCCATCCTCAGCGAGCATCGGCGCCGCCGATTGCGCTGCCACCACCCGCTTTCGGGCGGCCTCCGGAAGCTCCACCGCCCCGGCCACCTCGGTGGCCACATCCTGCGCCTGCCGCAGGACCAGCCTCGCCTTCAGCGCCGCGTTCTCCTGCACAAGCCGCTCGTTCTGTGCGCGCAGTTCCTGCGCCTCCTGCTCCGTCACCGCGTCTGTCCTTTCTGCGGGGGCCCGACCGCCCGCTGCCTCGAATAGCTCCAGCACCCGACCACCGGCCCCCGGCGTGGTCACAAAGTCCACGCTCCGGGCTGCCACCAGCTCCTGCACCACTTTCCCCTTGCGCCCGTCCGCCTCGCCTTCGGCTACCCGCCCCAGCGCACGGATCGATACACCGATATGCGGCGCCAGCTCGCCCACGTCCTCCTGGTAACGGCTGGCCACGGCCACCCGCCCGTACAGTCCGGGCCCCACTGGGCCGTTCGCGTCCCAGTGCGCGTCCTCTGCCAGCGTTCCCGCCAGATCGCGCAGATCGCGCTCCGGGCGCTCGCGCTCCTCCGTCGCCGAGGGATGATTCCAGTAGGTGTGCAGCCCCGCCTTGAACACCTGCGGCCCGTCGCGTTCCAGCATCTCAGCGGGATAGTAGCCACTGGAGCCCCACCCGGGCGCGATGATCCGCACCGGGATCGTGCCGTCCTCCCGCACCCGCGCCTCCAGCAGCGGCACCACATCGCCCGCTAGTACGCTAGTGGCTGCACCCTCCGAGGCTTGGGCATCCGAGGCCGCGGCTACCGGCGTCCACACCATCTGCCCGATGACTTCCACCGCCTCGCCCAGCGTCACCGCGCCCGTCTCCGGGTCGATGGCATACGCGCGGCGGTAGGTGCGCCCACCGCTCTCTGCCTGGTCCTCCTGGTACACGAACCAGTCTGCGTACACATCGCGCACCCAGGCCTTCGCCACGGCCGCCTGCAGTCGCTCCCGCACTTCATCAAACGAGAGATTCAGCCGCTCGAGTAGCTCGATTAGCCTCACGTCCATGAGTCCTCCTATAGCCCTTGATTCAGGCAGGCTGACGTGGCCTCGGCACTATCCGTTGCCGCCTCGTTCGGGTCCACCATCATGCCCCCCTTGAAAACCTGCGCGTTATGCGCTATGCTTTGCCTGTGACAACACAAGAGTTCTCCCGCAACTTCGAAGACCAAACGCCCCGCAACAAGGCTTTGATCACCGCCATCGCCAACGTCTTTCACGGCGGCGACGTGGCCGCGCTCTGGGCCAAGATGCTGGCGCGCCGAGACGCTGAACGGGCCGAGGCCGCGAGTGCGCCTGAGGAGCCCCCTTCTGAGGCGTTGATCAACCTGCGCTTCCATCAGTAGTCGCTCCCCTTAAACAGGAGTCTGAAGGCATACCCGCCGCGCCACAGGCTTTCTGTCACCTGAAGCCCTGCTATCGCTATCGCTTCGCCTACCAGCTCTGTGCCGGCCATGCGTCCAGTCTCATCTTCCACCCAGAACTCCACGATACGATCCTGCCGGACGGTCAACCCGACCGTGAACTCGTCCAATCCGTGCTGCCGCGCAACCGCGCCGGCCAGGTTCTCGTTCACGGATGCCACCGCCGCCAGCAGCGTGTCCAGCTCCTCATCTCTCAGCTTGCGCCCCAGGTCCCAGACAAGGCGCCCACCGGTCCCTTGCATGTCCGGCAACAGCACAGCCACCGCATCCTGCTTGTAGTCAGCGCCCCATGCCTTGGCCATCGCCAGGATGCGTTTCGGATCGCCGACCACTCTGGCGTTGAATGACGGCTCTGGCGTGTCCCATAGGCCGATGGTCCGCTCCAAATCATCCTCCAGCTCAAACCGTGTCAGGTACTCATCCTTGAACGTGCTCTCATGCTTATCCCAGCCGCCCTCCGCTTCGCCTGCGGCCCGGGCCGCTGCAACTGTCTCAAAGGGCTCCCGGTTCCATGTATAGCCCAGCACGTGGGGCTCCGTCTCCGCGCCCGCGTCTTCGCTCTCGCTGCCCACGCGCCGCACTTCATACCCGCACCGGCAGTACGGGTGCGCCAGCGGCTGCGCGTGCCCGCTCGGGAACGTATCGTTCAGCGGGATCCATCCCACATCGCCGTTCGCCTGGCAGATCGCGCTCACACGGTCATCGCCCATCGTCACCCAGCGCTTTTCCATATCCAGCCCGGCCGCCTGGAGCCGCTGAGCCACGATCGCCTTGCCTTCCACATAGGCGTTGCGCGCCTCCGTCACCGCGATCCCGTGCGCCCGGCTGTCGATATGCTTCTGCGGCCGCCCCACCGCGAACTCCCGGTAACGCTCGGTGATGCGCTTCGCCATCCGGTCGTACGACCAGCCCTCCGCCACACCCTGGCTGATCACCGTGCGGATGTACTCCCGCGTTGTCTCGTGCGCCGCCACCAGCGCCGCCCCGCGCTGTTCGATGTAGGCCACCGCCCGCGGGTTCGCCAGGTCGAACTGTGCCCCGAACAGCACCGCGATCGGCTCCGCCTCTCGGAGGCTCTCCGCCGCCGGCTGCATGGCCCCGACCACGTACCGGATGCCCGCCGCGAGCGCCCCCTCTACCGCGCGATCTTGCGCGTCACGGAATCGCTCGTGCGTCTCTGCGACGGCCCGATCAAAGGCCGCTTCCCAA